AGCCTGGCCGGTCCGAGCAGACCGTGCTCTGGCACCACCCGCCGATCGAGTATCAGGTGCAGGTCGGCCGCGAGCTCGAGACGCACAGCGCCAGCCTGGTCGTGCGCGTGCGCGTCGATCGGCTCGTTGACCTCGACGAGGTCGTGCTCGTGGTCCTCGACCTCAAGACCACGGAGTCCGCCGAGCCCACGCGGTTCGGGTACTCGATCGCCGACTACGGATACCTCATGCAGGCGGCGCTCTACACCGATGCCGTGCGGGCGCTGTACCCCGACCGTGAGGTGCACTTCGTCTTCGCCGTGGTCAGCTCGAAGTGGCCCTACAAGCGGGCCTGCTACGCGCTCACCGACGAGGATCTCGAGGAGGGCCGGAATCAGTACCGCGCCGCCATGGTCGAGCTGCTCACACGCCGACACACCGGCGATTGGACCGAAGACTGGCAGAAGTCATGCCGGATCATCAAGCTGCCCCGACGGGCATACAGGACACCGAAACGATGAGTGAGAACACCCAACCCGCATGGTGGACGGCCATCCGCTCGCCTGGACCGTGGCCCTTGACAGACGGATACGCAGAACTAATCACGCGAAAGTCGACCGGATCGGCTCCCGTCGGATTTGATCCGGGCGATCGGCTTGCCGGTCATCTCTTCGCGCACCAGAAAGATCTCGTGCGATGGTCTCTTCGCCGTGGACGTTCGGCGATCTTTGCCGATACCGGGCTAGGCAAGGGGCTCATGCTGTTGGAGTGGGCTCGCCAAGTATCCGAGCACGGTCGCGTGCTGATCATTGCGCCGCTTGGAGTTGGCCCCCAGCTTGCCGAAGAGGCTGCGCGGTTCGGCGTCGCGGCAAGGTTCTCTCGCGCCGACAATGGCGAGCGGATCGTGGTGACGAACTATGAGATGGTCGGCAAGTTTGACCCGTCCGAGTTCGTCGGCGTCGTGCTGGACGAGTCGTCGATCCTGAAGTCGCATGCCGGGTCGCGCCGACGTGAGTTGACAGAGGCGTTCTCGTGCACACCGTATCGGCTCGCATGCACGGCAACGCCAGCCCCAAACGACTTCACGGAACTCGGCAATCACTCGGAGTTCCTCGGACTGAAGACGCAGGCCGAGATGCTCGCCGAGTACTTCGTGCACGACGGAGGATCGACGCAGGACTGGCGACTCAAGGGGCACGCTCGCGCGGCGTTCTGGCTGTGGGTTAGTACGTGGGGTGCGATCGTCAAGCGTCCAAGCGATCTCGGGCATGACGACACTGCGTTCATGCTGCCGCCGCTGAACATTGCGGAGACGATCGTCCACGCCGATCACGACGTCGCGTCCACCGGCATGCTGTTTGCGGCGAGCGCGATGACGCTTCAGGATCAACGCGAGGTCCGTCGCCGAACACTGGCCGATCGGATTGCGGCCGCAGCGAAGATATGCAAGTCCGCCGCGGGTCAGACTGTCGTGTGGTGCGAACTGAACGACGAGCAAGATCGGCTTGCGGCGGCTCTGGGTGATGCGTGCGTGTCGATCTCAGGTAGCACCGACGACGATGATAAGATGGAGCGGCATCATCGGTGGCTGGCCGGCGAGATCAAGACGCTGGTCACCAAGCCGGCAATTTTCGGGTTTGGCCTGAACTGGCAGCACTGCCACGAGATGGTGTTCGTCGGAGCGTCGCACTCCTACGAGCGGACGTACCAGGCGATCCGCCGATGCTGGAGGTTCGGGCAGAAATCGCCAGTGACCGTACACATGATCCGCACGGACGCCGACGACGCGATCGCCCAGAACTATCAGCGAAAACTCGCATCCGCGGAACAAATGGCCGCCGAGATGGTTGCTACCGTCGCAGCATCCGTCCGCGCCGAAGTGGCCGGACTGGAGCGTGAGTTCAACGACTACACCCCGACCCAACCGATAAGGATCCCATCATGGCTGACACGCTCGTAATCAATCAGACGATCACCGACTCGTTCGCGGTCTACAACTCCGACTGCGTGGACGTCGTCCGCGGTCTGCCATCCGAGTCGGTCGGGTACTCGATCTTCTCGCCGCCATTCGCGTCGCTGTACACATACAGCGCGAGCCCGCGGGACATGGGCAACGTCGTGAATCACGGCGAGTTTTTCGAGCAGTACGCGTTCCTCGTGCGCGAGTTGTTCCGCGTCATGAAGCCCGGCCGCAACGTGTCGATCCACTGCATGCTGATCCCGGCGAGCAAGACGCGCGATGGATTCATCGGGTTGCACGACTTTCGCGGCGCCCAGATCCAGGCGTTCATCGACGCGGGGTTTCATTTTCACTCCGAGGTCGTGATCTGGAAAGACCCGGTAACGGCCATGCAGCGCACCAAGGCACTCGGGCTACTGCATAAGCAACTCAAGAAGGACTCGTGCATGTCCCGGCAGGGGATCCCGGACTACCTCGTCACGATGCGCAAGCCGGGCGAGAACGCGGATCCCGTGACGCACACGAACGAGACCTTTCCCGTCGACGACTGGCAGCGGTACGCCTCGCCCGTGTGGATGGACATCAACCCGACCAACACGCTGCAATACCGGAGCGCCCGCGAGAACGAGGACGAGCGCCACATCTGCCCGCTCCAGCTCGAGGTTATCCGGCGCGGCGTTCGGATGTGGTCCAACCCTGGCGACGTCGTTCTGTCTCCGTTCACTGGTATCGGGTCCGAGGGTTATGTGGCATTGCAGATGGGCCGCAAGTTCATCGGCGCAGAGTTGAAACGGACGTACTACGAGCAGGCGGCGCGCAACCTCGCGTCGGCTACTAACTCGGCACAGGGATCGCTATTCGGGTGACGTGAACGCCCGAGGCAGCGAGCTACGCGCTCACCGACGAGGATCTCGAGGATGGCCGGAATCAGTACCGCGCCGCCATGGTCGAGCTGCTCACACGCCGACACACCGGCGATTGGACCGAAGACTGGCAGAAGTCCTGCCGGATCATCAAGCTGCCCCGACGGGCGTACAGGACACCGAAACGATGACCGAGAACACGACCACCCAACAGCCCGCCAACACCCAAGCGCTTGCGGTCCCACCGCTGCCACCGCTGCACGGGGAGCGTCTCTTCGCCCTGAAGCAGCGCGAGGCCAAGGCGCTCGCGTCGTCGACGATGGTGCCCAAGGAGTACCAGGACAACGTCCCGAACTGCATCGTGGCCATGGAGATGGCCGAGCGAACGGGCGCGAGCACGCTCGCGGTGATGCAGTCGCTCGATGTGATCCACGGACGCCCGGGATGGCGGGCCACGTTCTTGATCGCCACCGTCAACACGTGTGGCCGTTTCACCTCGCTGCGCTACCGCTTCGAAGGCCAGCGCGGCACCTCGACATGGGGCTGCTGCGCCGTGGCGACCGATCGCGAGACCGGCGACGAACTCGTCGGCGAGGTCATCACGATCAAGATGGCGCAGGACGAGGGCTGGACCAAGAAGACCGGCTCGAAGTGGCTGACCATGCCGGGGCAGATGCTGCGCTACCGTGCGGCGGCGTTCTGGACCCGCGTCTACGCGCCCGAGCTCAGCCTCGGCATGCACACCAGCGATGAGATCGAGGACATCGGTGTGTCGCAGTCGCAGCCGAGCGCCGGGATGATCACACAACTGGCCGGCGAGTCGCCGCTGGTCGCTCGCATCGCCAGGGCCAAGCAGCCGGAGCCGGAGCCCGAGCCCGAGCCACCGCACGACCCCGAGACCGGCGAGGTGCATGAGCCCACGCGCGAGCGGGAGCCCGGCGAAGACGACGAGGACGAGCTGCCGGACGAGCTCGCGTGATGGCCATCCTCGCGATCGACCCAGGCACGAAGACCGGCGGCGCGCTGTTCCTCGTCGACGGCGCGCCCGTCATCTTCACGCTGACGAAGCCGGACATGTTCGCGATCGTGCGCGTGGTGAAGTGGGCCAAGGCGATGGCCCGTGTTCCGAAGCGCATCGACGACGAAGGCAACGTGATCGAGTGGAGTGAGCCAGGCTCCGCGCTCGAGCTGGTGACCGAGGATCAGCACGTCGGCCGCGGGCCCAAGGCCAACCCGGCCGTGACGCTCTCGATCGCCCGCG